AGCCACTATCCGTACTCCGCTAAGTTTTTAGTGCATAAGGCGTAGTAGCCTGATGGGGGTGCGTATTCAAAAGTTCCGTAGCCCGATCCGTCTGTTGCTGCACTTGATATTGTAAATCCTGGAAAGCCACCATAGTTACCATAAATGTAATCAGGACCATTATAATAAAATGACGCACCTATATAAAAATAAGAGCTTGTATCTAATAATGAAATTCCATTTGAACCTGATGCTGGATTTGCTGAGTTTTGCCAAGTATTATTTTTTGCAAAATAAATTTTGTGGTTATCTAAATCTAAAGCAATAGCAACAATATCTGAATTTCCCCAAGTAGCATAAGTGGCAACTCCAACAGCATTATTTCTAATTGAGCCATCATAATTATACCAACTTACTCCATTGTCTCCGCTTGTTCCACCATAATGACCTGTAACCAAGTTGTTTGATGATTGTACTGGAGAAACACCTATCATTCCTGCTGGTCCAGTATCGGCAAAATTAAACTCTACATACCACTTTCCGCTTGCAGGTGCGATAGTTGAAATTGTACTACTCCAACCATTTCCTGTGCTTTTTATTGTAGATGCTCCTTGAATATAGTCTCCATAATTTGTATGCAAAGGATTAAAAGTACAAAAATTGTTAGTCGGAGAATCAGTTGCTTGGTCACTGTGATTTACATTTTGCACACTATATCCACCTGTACCCGCACTATTAGCACCCATGCTTGAAGCATTTGAATAATTTAACCACAGCCCATTAGTCCCCCAAGTAAAAGATGTATCAGTAATTTCTATAGGTTTCCAAATACCACTACTATCAAACTCGCCAAATGAATCAGGGTCTAATGCAGTTCCGTCAACTAAAATTGTTTCAGCTAAATAACCATTAAAATAAGTAGTACCATCGGTTCTTCTGCCTATATTATGTTGTATTGCATCATTAACATTACCATTATAATCTTCGGGTGGGTCACCATAATCAGTAGCAAAACTTGTTTCCCTTACTCCATTAATATATAAACGATATCTATCTCCTGCTGTTCCATTTGTTGTATCAGATACAAAAACTACGTGATACCACGCACTAGTGTCTCTTAATAATCTATTTGTTTGTTTACCATAGTCTGTACCTGAAATAATATCGTAAAAAACTATTTTGCCTGTATCAGCAACACCTAAGATAAACCAAGTATTGGAATTGTTATAAGCGTCTAAAAAATAATTATTTACACCTGTTTCAGTAATTTTTATCCAAGTGCTATAAGTCCATGTTTGTCTATTACCTGCACTTGAATTTGACTTTTGAAAAAATTCTGAATTATTAGATTCAAGTTTTACAGAGTTATCAATATCATATCCAGTAGATATGCTTCCTCTATTTGCAGTACGCTGTAGCGTTTCCATATTAAGTTTGTGCTAGGTTTTGGACTCTACCGATTTCTTGCCAGACTGACCCGTTGTATCTAAAACTAAAGATGTCAGTTTTACTTGCGGTAGCTGTAACTGTAGGAGCTGTACTTGCAGCAAACTCAAAGACTGTATTCCAGGCGATTGTTCTTGCTGTACCGCCTTGAGCTAGCTCAACCGAGATAATTGCTCCTTCTGTAGCGTTACTTGGTGCTGAAAACGTGGTGTTCTCAGTTGTAACATGATATGCGTTTGCGGCCGCTCTTGCGTCCCAAGCTACTGCATTAGAGCTTGAGGTAATAGCTACTTGGCTAATGTTAGCTGAAGTAGAAGCTGTAACTTTTTTAGGCATAGTTACATATTGATCTTCGTCTATTGAAATACCGGGGGTTGTGCCTACTGTTGAACCTAGACCTATAACTAAATCATCAGCACTATCATCAAGGCCTACATAATAATCTTGAGCATTACCGTCAAATACTATTTTGGTATCTTCAGCTGTTGCATCACCTATGGTTAGCGTTGGACCGTTTAAGGTTAAACTATCAGAAAGTTGTAAATCGGTAAGTACATCTAAAACTGCTGCTCCCGCACCCGCTCCGTCTAATTGAACTATAGCCACTTTGCCAGCAGCAATAGTTACATTAGCTCCTGAGCCTTGAGAAATAATAATATTTTGAGATCCGCTAGTAGCATTTTCAATTATTTGAACTCGCTTCATAGTATTTGGAGTTATGGTAATAGTGCAAGCTGAATCTAATGTGCCTGTATATTTAATATACATAGCTCGACCAGCATCAGCTGTTCCGTCTGCTACTACAGTAGAATGTGTATCAGCATTAGTAGTGATAGCTTCAGTTCCTATACCAAGAGCTTCACCAATTAATTCTAAGTTAGTATTTGTAGAAGTACCCCAAGTTCCGCTTTCGTCGCCTGTGGCGATTTCTTTGAGTCTTAAATTATTTACATAAGTTGCCATTTCTTACCTCTGAGCATTTATTATGCCATTTTAAATTGCTTATTGTATATTAAATTATGCAGCTACGTCTGTCCAATTAGGCGTCTGAGATTCGTCAATATCTTGCCATTTAAATACATGACCTAGTTCTCCTGTAGCTGATACGCCTGTTATTGTAAAGTTACATGCCCCGCTAACCGTTGGATTAACAAAAGGATTACTAGCAACCATCTGATTAACTAGTTCACCAGCATCAAATCTATTATCTGTAATAGTGGTAGCTGTTCCTAAAGCACTTGTTCCTGCCACTCCTGTTAGTGCAACATTAGCTTCACCATCTACGTCTACGGATACTGAGCCTAAACTTGCAGTAATACCTGCAACAGAAGCTACAGCTTTACCATTTACTCCTACACCACCTACAGCAGAAGTTCCTGCTAAACCACTTACGCTTATATTGTTGTTAGAAACAGTGGTTGCAGTGCCTAAAGCAGAAGTACCTGCTTGGCCAGTAGGTGTAACATTAGCTTCAGCATCAGTTGTTACTGAGCCAAGAGCTGATGTAGAACTTAAACCACTTACACTTATATTATTGTTTGTAACAAGTGAAACACTTCCAAGAGCGGAAGTGCCTGCTTGACCAGTAGGAGTTACATTCGCTTCAGCGTCTATTGAAAGTGTGCCAAGTGCTGAAGTTGCAGCTAAGCCTGTTAAAGTTACAGGTATAGCTTCTCCCCATGCACCTGATCCCCAAGTGCTTCGACCCCAGCCTGTGATATTAGCCATTTAAGGCTAGGCGATTCTTATAATCGCTGTAGAAGCTGCTGCTGCTGGGAATACAATAGTGAAATCTCCAGCGGTAGATGTTTTATCGCCACCAAAGTCAATTGTTGCTACTGATTTGTTACTGTCCGAGCTGTTGTAAATCATACAACCCCTAGCAGTTACAGTAGCAGTACCGAAAGTTAAATCAGAAAAGTCTGTAAAAGCTGTTGTTCCAGATGATGTTGGGTTTACATTAGTTAAATTCGCCCCACCTGAAGTGTAATTAGTACCAGACGCTTGTCCTGTAGTGGTGAAGGAAGTTGTGGTAGCTCCCAAAGTTGCTGAAGAAGTATATAAAGCAAGTTTAAAAGTGTCAGCTCCATTATCGAAATCATGATTTCCTTTTAAAAGTTCTTTTTTAAAACTTGTTGTTAGTGTTGATGTAATTGCCATAATTATAGTTTCCTAATTAAATCAGAGGCTTTTTTTAAACCCGCCTTATCTAATTGATTATTAATTGTAATCCTATCAGATTTTATAGCATTTTGCATATATTGTTCAATAACTTTTTCAATATTGTCTTTGAAGTCATTTATCTGTTTTTGCACTTCTTCTGGAGCGTCTTCACTTACCGCTATAATTCTTTCAACACATCTCTTCGCCCAAAAATCAACTGGGTGTCCACCTTCGTTTGTTGTATGAACTTCTATAATCCCTAACTCGGGTCCTGCTTTATAACTCATTACCATTTGTTGGGTTCTCCTACTTTATTTTTTTTAAGGTGTGTATCATTTCTGTCAACTAAAACAGGCTCTTGCTCTCTTTTAAATTGTTGCAACTGACTTCTTTTTTTAGCAATCAAAACTCCTTTCTCATCTGTAATAACAACCAAGGGATCTTCTAAACGATGATAGCCATAAAGTTTTTCATCTGCTGGGACTGATGTATCGAGCAATCCACTCGTATGAGCAACCTCAATCTCAATACCGTTAAACATTGCTTTGCTTAACCAAAATTCTACACAAGCTCTACCAGCTTCAGCAAAATGCAAATTGCCTTTATAACTAAAATCAATTCCAAACATTTTTATTTTTGCAACTTTGTTCCACACAGCAAAGGCAACCGCATAAGCAACAGTATTATTAAGATAATGAGATCCACATCCAGCTAAGACTTCATGAATTGGATATTCAACCAGGCCAGGACAACGATCATCTGGTTCACATGTATAAACCGGGCCTTCGTGTTCAGTAACAAGTTTAGACATGCTATCAGTTTGGCCTCCAGCATCATCGCTATCTAAAAATCTAGATGCGGGATCCATCATAAAAACTCTGTCATGAAATATAACAGAAGCTACCGCATTGATAGCCCATACTTCATCAAAGTGTGATCCGTGTGATTTTGCTAAATTATAATCAAACCAGCTTTTGCCCATTCCGACAATAGCCACAGTCTTACCTTCAAGCTTCTTGATTGGTTTCATTTTCTCTCTCCTTTATGTAACCGTTGTTCTAAGCGAATCGTATCTGTATTCGTCTCTCCTTCCTCGTGCTTCAGCTTTGTTTTTCAGCCTAGCCATTTCTTGTTGAAATCTGTTTTCGTACAATCCCATCATATCAGGATCACCTTTCATAAATGTATAAGCTTCTACTAAGCAGCCATACAATAATCCGTTTCTAGCATGATCAGACATCCAAGTTCCTGTTGTGTCAGTAACTAAAGAATTGGGTTTATACAAATAATGTAATTCAGTTGTGTAGTTTTGATCTGGCACTGGAGAGATAATTAAACTTGATTCTTCCAATCCAGTATTTAAATTTTTATCAAAGTCTCCGTAATACAGAGGCCTACCTCTTGCTGTTGAGTCTGTTGGATCTGGTGCATATTCCTGCATAAAGCTAGGATGTTTTTTATCAAGATAGTGATAATCACCATTGCTATCTATAACAGATAAAGAAAAAGATAATTCAAAATCATCCGGGGCTGTTAAAAATCTAGAACCAGCGCTCATAGATCCTTGAACATTTCTTCTAAAATAATCAAATTGAACTAGCTCAAATATTCTTTCTTCTGTGTTTTTAATTATGTCATCAAGAGTATTAACAAAAGTAGTTTCACTATTTTGTACATAATTTTGTATTAAAGTTTTTAATTCAGCTAACGTCATGATGTTGTAATTGTAACCTCTCCAACAGAGCCTGTCATTTCAGTAACTAAAAAATTTGTTCCAATAATGTCTGAATTAATATAATGAGATTCGTAAATGTTTGTATAAACAACTACTACATATCCTTCTCCAACCTCTTTATCTGTATTGGGTCTAGGCTCATATAAAGCTTCTGGATCCATTACATGAGGAAGTGGCTCTAACTGAGGCTGTTTAGGTTCCCAGCACTCTGGACAAGTCTTGAGACCATTCCATTCTTTTTTTAGCTGATTAAGGGGATACTCAAAAGCGCATCTATCGCATTGTGCTATTGCATACTTACCTGTAGCGTATGCCATGGTTAGAAGCCTGGTTTGTAAGGAGCTATTCTAAATGAAGCTCGATCTTCGTCCTGTGATAGAGCTCTTTCAAACTCTTCTTCGTACATTTGTTTTAACATGCCAACTCTGTCAGGAGCTTTTTTGATTGCAATGTAATATGCAAGTCCAGCCGCAAAACAAGGATAAAACCTAAAAGGCATGTCCATAGTGTTAGTCCCGGCATCAGCATCGTCCATTCTTACTAGCTTGTTAAAAACTAATACATCAGTAGAGTTTTCTGGGGATGGCCATATTTTTAAAATAGGAGTGGTAAGTTTATCTAGATAAAATTGAGAAGGCCTAGACTTGGTTGATTTGGTTGGAATGTTTAAATATTCACTTCTGCTAATCATAGACATCTGAAGGTCTAAATTAGTTCCATCAGTGTTTCTTCTTATTGAACAATCTAATATATCAATAACATTAGCATTTAGGGTGTAATCATTTTGACCTTCAGTAACAGTTTGCGTTGCCTGTTCTATCGTCCATTGATTAAGACCGCGGTTAGCCCATTCAGCAAGCATAAGATTAATAGACCGTCTTGCAGTTTTTAGATCATAACCAGTTCTAAGTTCCAGGCCGCATCTTTCAAATGCTTCCTCTACGAACTCAGCTACATTTGGTTCAAAGTCTGTTGATCCTGATAATGCCATTATTTTTTTTCTGCCATAATAAAAATGTAGCAGCACTTAACGCACTGCTACAAAAATTTAAGCAGCGTAGTCTTTAATCACAGTTAACACTATTACATACGAATCGCCACTTGTGTGACCGGTTGTAGTAAGAGCTATGTCTCCTGTTTTTCCACCTGCTGCTGCTGTATTTACCAGTCCGCCAAACTCTGTAAAGTCTTCTGAATCAGCATAGTTTTCGTTTAAGTCCCAGCAAATAGTATTAGTGGTTGCAACCCACAAAAGTTTTGCACTCATCCCAAAGGTTGAGTAAACAATTTTTGCAAGACGAACACCATTACATGCTTTGCCAAAGTTGTTAGGCTGTAAAGCACTAACATCTACTTTTACGACTGCTGACTCACCTGTACCATCAGATGTATTAGTCAACTGAATAATAGCAAGCCTATCACTGTCTAACAGAGTTGTTGAAGTTACTGCATCTGCCATAATTAGCTCCTAAAATTAAGCGTCAGCGTATGGTGTAACTATAGTTCCTGAACCAATTAATAATGAATTATGAACAAGATATGTAGCAGTATCAATAGCTGTACAGCTAACAATACTTCCCACGATTCCACCTTTAGTTGAACCATTCATTGTTATAACATCATTGGATGCACCTGGAACAAAAGCTTTCTTTGTACTATCATCGATAGCGATAAGAATTGCACCTTTGAATTTATCAGTTCCATCAGTTTTAATATCAAGATCAGTAGCTGCTGTTTCAATATAGAAATTAAAAGTAGCACCAATATTGTTTGTCTGATTAGGATCTGTAGGATCACTTGGTGTTGTTGATACGATTGAAGGCAAAGTAAATTTACCATCTGCATCGTTACACAACAAGATTTTTCCTGCGTGTGCATCTACTGTTAATGTAGTATCTGCGGTTAAAGAAACAGAGTTATTAACCCCTGCTGAAATAAATCCTGCCAAAGATTTGACTGGACCTGAAAAAGTTGATTTAGCCATTATTGTCTCCTAACTAAATATGTTGCCCCATCTTGGAGTAAGTCTGCCGAATCAGTTGGTGCAACGGGTTACTTCGGTTTAGATAACTATACTACTTTAGGGCTCTTGGGGGAAGTGTTCTTTTGATTCTAAAATTAATTCTCTAGAGTCAAACAAAGCTTGATACGACTCTTTAATTGCTGGATCCCGGCCAAACTCATCTAACATATCCTTGCCTACCATCTCTATAAGAGATTGAATAGTAATTAACCTACCTTGAATATCTTTTATTTTTTGTTTTGAATCTGCGGACATAACATTTATTCTATCGTTTTTTTGTCGGATGTCATATCCTTTAAGCCAGTTTGTAACATTGATTATTTTTTTTTGAAACTCTGGAAATGTTTCCCAATCCCTTATTTGATTAATGTCTCTACCACAGCCTCGACATATTTGATCAAAGGGAGCCATAGAGGTTGAGCACACCCCAATGCATGGAGAGTTGGCCAAGCTTATAGATTCGTGTAATCCTGTATTCATAAAACCTCACGGTCTTTTCTTGGATTATACACTTATTAACTAAAAATAAACAAACCTTTATATTAAATAAAAAAAAGGGAGCCGAAGCTCCCTTTACCAATGAAATTGGATTTATGCACCTTGTGATGCAAAGACACATCTTGGGTTTGAAAAACCAAAAGAATATCTTTCTCTAGCTTTGAATCTGACGTTGCCAGTATCAAAGTCACCTTCCATAGAAGTTGAAAGAGGAGATCTCTCGAAGTGTTTAAAACCATCAGGACAATCAGTCTTCAAATACCATGCATCATTGTCTGTTAAGAAATGGTTAACTGAATAACCTTCTGGGACCATTCCCATATTCTTAATAGCATTGATGTCATTGTCAGAAGTGCCAACTCTGCCAGGAGTGTTGAGCAATCTATCAGCCACAAATTGTAATTGTGGTGGAATGATCAACTTAGTTCCTTGTAGAGCAAGAATCATATTTTTATCATCAACAAAAGTTGAGATAGAAATGATTGCATCTTCTAATGAAGTCTCATTCAAGTCAGTATAAGTGCTTGGTCTGTTTGAGAAAGTACCGCCACCAGTTAATGGGTGAGATGTACTTACTAGAGCAACACCATCTCCGCCAGTATAACTGGATGAGAAAGCATTGTTCAACACAGAAGCAGCTTTTACTTGCTTGGTATGTGCCATAGATCTTGCTAGAGCCTTAGTATACCTAGCGCCTAATCTGTCATAGAGGTTATCTTCGATAGCTTCTTCAGTTAGTGCAAATGCTAACGCCACAGTCTCGTGAGAGTACCTTGCAGTATAGCCTTCTGAAGCGTTGTCGAATGCGACCCCGTTTCCTTCAGCTTTTACTTGTGCGTTACCGAAACCTACGATTAAGGTTTCTTCTTCAAATGCTCTATCTGATGACTCAGTGTCAAAGATTTCAGCATGCTCGTTTTCATAACGATTATACTCCATCCCAAACAAGGCGTTTAGACCAGGTTCTAGCTCTTTAGCTAATTGTGAACGATTAATAGCCATTATTTAAACTCCCGTTACTTGAGCATAGAAGTGCTCGTTAATTTTGACTATCATGTTAACGTTTGCTGATTGAGAACCAGTTCCTAAAGTATTATTCTCAGGATCTCCTGAAAACCCAACAATTCTAAGTTGAGCAGTAGTAGCAGCAGTAGTTCCACTAATTTCAACTCCAGACTGTCCGTCTACAGTTGAACCAGCAGTGTATACAATATCAGCATTGTTACCAATAACTGTTTGTACAACTGAACCAGTTGCAGCACTTTGTACTTCAAATAATGCATTAGGATCGTCAACAACGAAAGCCACCGCGTCTGATGAGACAGTGCCATTAGGCCAGTAAGAAGAATAAATTACTTCTCCACTAGAATTGGTATATCTGCATCCCCTAAAGACTCCCAGTAATTGATCACCAGCAGCAGCTACTAAAATAGTACCTGTACTTGCCATCTTAACTGGATCGCCTGAAAATATGTTTCCGCTTGCACCAGAAGCAATTGAGTATTCTGTAGTCCCTTCAGAGTTTACATTACTACCCAGTTTGCTATTAGGTTTTAAGCCGAAAGCAGCATCTTGGTTTGCCATAGTTATTTCCTAAATTAAATTTATTAAAGAGTTAACAAAGTTATCCTTTGTTGCCTCCGCCAAATGTTACCCTTGATTTCATATCTCTAGAGATAGGCATCGCGGGATTTTCTTCACGCATCAGGTCGTTCTCTACTGCATTCATTTGGTTGTCAGTTTGGCTAGCGAAATATTCATTACGCTGATCTGCGATTTCCTTTGGTATCTTGCACAGTATTAACCCACCAACACCAATAATTCCAGCATGTCGACCATCATCGACTATAGGCAAATCATGAAATCCGGGGAGTTCCTCTGGTCTAACTGGCTCGAATCCTTCACGAAATCTTTTTGAGACATTCGTTTTGTCATCTTGTCCAGCTACAGATTCTCTTACCCATCGATAAACGATTCCTTGAGATTTTGCAATTTCTACAGCTTCTTCTGGAAGCTCAAGAGCTGAAGGCATCTTCCAGGTTTTTGGCCTTTCAGATTTGCTTCTGGCTTCTGAGTCTCTAGGGACTCTGTCATCATTGCTATTTGCTCTCGTTACTTTCATCTCTTTCTTACTCATGATTTTTGTAGCCTCGCTTTTTGTATTGCGTAATCTTTAAATGACACTCCAAGCTTTTTGGCTAATGCCTGCTCGCTTGGCGTCAATTGAATACGATTTTGTTTGCGTCCAGTCGATGTATTGCGTGTGGCTGAAGCGACTGTTTGGACGTTTTTCTTCGCTTCCACGTTAAACTTGTGGGGTAATTCTTGTTTTACCCTCTTATCAATCTCACTATAATACTCATCTGAGTCAGTGTCAAAGCCTTCGTTCTCTAATTGCTTGTGAACAGCAAAGGCAACTGATGTTGCAACTTGGTCTTGTCCAAACCAAGTATTCTTTTGTGCCCACTCTCTAGCTTTAGGTGATGGCTCATTAAACTCTTCAGCTGGTTGAGTATATTGCTCTTGAGGTTGATTTTGCTGTTGTTCTAAATAAACAGCTTCTTGTGCTTCATACTGTTTTTGCGCTTGAGAGTATTGCTCAAGTCTAGCTTTATCAGTAGTAGCCAATGTTAAAGCTTCAGTAGCAGCAGCTATTGCTTCTGCATCTTGAGCTTCTGTTGCTTGCTTTAATGCTTGTTTTGCTAAAGTCATTTGAGATTCAACCCTATTGGTAAACTCATCGCTGTAACTATTAGAAAAAGTTTTTTGTTGCTGTCTTAATTTTTCGTTTTGATCTTTAAGATCTTTAGCGTATTGAACAGCCATCAACTCTCTTCTTTGAAATTCTTTGGCCTGAGCAACTGCTTTGTTAATTCTGTTTTGTGCTAGAGATGCTCTCTTCTCTACCTCAGATAAATCTTTTGCTTGTTCCTCTACTTTAGGAGAAACTTCAAAGTCTTCTTTAACCTCGTCTTCAGTTACAGGAGAAACTTCTTGAGAATCATCGCCCAATGAAACTTCAACAGCTTCATCGCTTACTTCTTCTTCAACGCGTCTTTTCTCAGGCACTGCTGCCTTTTCGATCTTTTCGTCTGTAATTTCTATGTCTAAATTTTCTGCTTCGTTTGCCATGCTTTACCTCTCTTATAAAGATTTAATATCATCAGGATCTAGAATTGTTCCAATGATGTCATCGTCATTAATGATTCTAACTTCATGGTCATCTTCTAATCTAAAACGAGAACCAGCATATCTACCAATTAACACCCAGTCTTTTTCTTGACACCAAGGTTTGTTCCCATATTTTTCTGTTTCTTTATAAGCTAAAGGACCAACCTTTAGAACGTAAGCAACCACTGTAGATAGAGACTCTCTATCCATGGTTTCTTTAACAAGCTGAATACCGCCTTCAGTGACGCCCTTACCTCTATAAGGTAGCACAAGAATACGCCATCCGCTTGGAGTTGGCATTCTGTCTAACAATGATTTACTGAGTAGTTTGGGGTCTAGAACTCTTGCTTCTTCTTTTACAAAAGCATGATCAAGTTCTGATGAGGCTTCTTCTTTTTCTTCTATATTTTCTGCGACTTTGTCATTCATCGATATCATCCATATGCAGCGTTTCTTTTAAATCATCTATGAGTGAGCGAACCGCCGATAACGCACCCATATGATATTTGTAATCTTCCATGGATTGTACATTCCCTGCTGAAAGACTGTCAACTAAATCCTGTTCTCTTTTGCGCAGAGTCTTAAAAAAATACTCCGCAAGTTTTACGCTGTCCATGGCTCTCTCCTGCCTATGTAGTGTTTATCTTAAATTAATGTTTCCAAAGTTTGGAATCATTGGTCTCCCGCCAACCACTGGTTTTGTAATTTCCGGCATTTCAAACTTAGGTAAGTTTGAAAAATCTATGCTTGGTATTGTAGGTATGTTAGGTCTAGGCATTACAGGTGCTTCTATTGGATCTCTAACTGGCATAGGCATTAATCTTGCTGGAGGAAGATCTCTAGGATTAGGCAAGAAACTATCGATTGGTTCTGGTTCACCCATTTCCATTCTGTCATTGTATTTACGCATGATGTCATCGTAGTCAAAGTTTGAGAAGTCAGGAAGGCCGCTAAAATCTAAGTCTCTTATAAAATCTGGTATCCCCGGAAAAGGACCGCCTGGTACAAAAGGATCAGGTTCAGGCATTGGAGTTGGTTCTGGTGTAGCCAACTGACCTTCAAGCTCTGCAATACGATCCATCATTTCTTGAAACCTAATATCTTGAGCGGCCCGCTCTTCAGCACGCTGTGCCATCTCAGCTTCTCTTATTGGAGCTTGAGTTGCTTCATACTGAGCTTGAAATTGTTGACCCATAGGGCTTTCCATTTGACGCATGAACTGTTGCCCAATTGGATCAGGCATTCTATCAGTTGGCATAAAAGCTTCTGTAGGTTGAGGTGGGGCATTGTAGCCTTGAGGAGTAAAATATGCCGGACCACCTACAACTGCTGTAGGTCTGCCTATGGGCATAGGCTCTGGTGGTAATGCCATTTGGCCAGGCGCTTGACCTAAGCCTTGGGAATAGCCAGGCACTTTAGAA